ATCACGGAAGACGAAGCACGGTACCTCCTAAAGAATGACATCAAAATTGTAGAAGATGAACTTCTTGAAAAAAAACCCGTGGTTGCTGGACTTGATGCTGTTCGTCAGCGCGTCCTTGTTGACATGGGTTTCAATCTAGGTATCCCGACTCTCCTCAAGTTCCAAAACATGTGGGCCGCAATTGAGGAAGAAGATTGGGAAGAGGCGTCTAATCAAGCTATGGATTCCCGTTGGGCAAAACAGGTAGGTCGTAGGGCCGAGCGTCTTTGTCAAGCAATGGCTACTGGTGAGTGGGTATAACCGATGAACTACTTGCAACTTTGCAATGCAGTATTAAAAGAACTTAACGAAGTTGAGATTACAAACGTCTCGTCTACACGGGGCATTCAGAGTGCAGTAAAGGACTTTATCAACAAGAGCCAAAAAGACATCATCAACTCAGAACTCGAGTGGCCTTTCACGTATTCGAGTTCGACCGTAACAACAGTCTCGGGTACCGGAGAGTATTCTCTAGCCGCTGACTTGAAGACAATCGATCAGGATACTGTGTACATCGACTTAGGGGGATCAAAATCCCTCCTACCCCTCGAGTACCTCGCCTACGATGAGTACATCCGTGATTACTTGTCTCTCAACAGCGATCCGAATGATAACCATCTCGCAGAACCATCCGCGTTTTATATAACACAGGAATTAAAGCTCGGTCTATACCCAGAACCTAATGGGGCCTACACAGTGTCGTACCAGTATTGGTCTACCCACAGTGATATGGTGACAAACACCGATGTTCCTGTTGTTCCGGAGCGTTTTCACGACATCATTGTTAATCGTGCGAAGTACTACGCTTACATGCTTCGCTCAGATCTCCAGAGTGCCCAGCTTACAGATAGAGACTACCGAGAAGGGGTTACCCGTATGCGTGTTGAACTCATCAACCGCAAAGACTACATGCGAGCGGTCTAAGGGATGCCGGATACTTCCCTGATTAGTCCCTACATCGTACGTCTAGGCGGCGGTCTCATTCTCGACAAGGATGCTTTCTCGATTCCTGAGGGTGCGGCTCTCCAACTCCAGAACTTCGAGCCTGACATCGCGGGTGGTTACCGTCGCATCAACGGGTTTACGAAGTACAACTCGAACATTGTTCCGCAAACAACAGCCTCCACCGAAATCGTCCTCGGTGTCGAAATCTACAAAGACCAAGTTATTGCGGCTCGGGGTGAGAAAGTATTTAAGGGAACGAATACGGGCTCGTGGACTGAGATTGATTCGGGACGTACGAGTGCTGGACGCTACGACTTTGTGACGTTTAATTTTGACGGCACAGAGAAAGTTGTTTGGTGTGATGGGCAAAACAACGCTTCCATCTACGATAACAGTAGTGTCACAGACATCAGTGCATCCCCTGCACCGTCTGACCCAACAAACTGTGCGGTATTTAAATCCCACCTCTTTTTATCTGGGGCTTCGAGTAACCCGTCTGAAGTATTCTTCAGTGCCCCTTTCGCTCCGACTGATTTTACCCCAGCATCTGGTGGGGGTTCTTTCCGCACAGAAAGCCCGGTTGTTAAACTCAAAGTTTTCCGGGAAAGACTTTTCATATTCTGTGAGGACCAGATCTATCAACTTGCGGGTAGCAGTGTCTCAGATTTCCAGCTCGCCCCTGTCACTAGAAACATCGGGTGCCGTAGTGGCTTTAGCGTACAGGAAATTGGCGGCGACCTCGTCTACCTCGCACCAGACGGCTTGCGTACGGTTGCCGGTACAGAGCGTAATGATGATATCGAACTCGGCACGATCTCGAAGCAGATCCAACCGCGCCTCGATGACGCATCCCTCGAGAGAATATCATCCCTCGTTATCCGTAAGAAGTCCCAGTATCGTCTGTTTTTCCCACAGGATTTACAGACTGCGGCTAGCTCACCGGGAATCATCGGAGTTATCAAGTCAAACCCACAAGGGCAAATTGGCTGGGAATACTCAGATATCCGTGGGATTAAGCCGTCCTGTTGTGCCTCTGGATTTATTTCCGAAACTGAGACGGTTGTTCACGGCGGGTACGACGGGTATGTTTATCTCCAAGATTCCGGCAACACATTTGATGGGACAAACATCAACGCAATCTACCGCTCTCCTGACTTAACGATGGGAGATCCGGGTATCTTAAAACAGATGCAACGGATTATTTGGAACTACGACAACGAGTCTTCAGTAAACTCAACATTCCGTATCCGCTACGATTTTAACTCATCCGAAGTTCCACAACCTGACCCGTATGCTCTCACAACGGGTGCGGCCGTAGCAATCTACGGTAACACAGCATCCTTGTATGGGACTGCGGTATACGGTTCATCTGGGGCACCCCTCGTTAGACAGACAGTCGAGGGATCTGGTTTTACTGTTGCGGTACGTTTAGACGATAATAATGGGGCGGCCCCGATCTCACTCAAAGGGTACCAACTCGAATTCACTCCGGGAGGAAGAAGGTAATGGCAGGGTATACCCGTCAGAGCACCTACACAGATGGTGACGTAATCAATGCGGCGGATTCAAACGACGAGTTTGACCAGCTCCTAGCCGCTTTTAATAATGCTACAGGCCACGCCCACGATGGTACATCGGCCGAGGGCCCCGTTATTGGGCTTATCGGGGATGCAGGGATTACAACCCCCCTCAATAAAATCGTTGTAGATACTGGCAATAACCGTGTTGGTGTGTTCGTGGATGTTGCCTCATCTGCCGTTGAGCAGGTCCGAATCCAAGATGGGGCAGTAGTTCCTGTTACAGATGACGACGTGGACCTCGGTGCTTCCGGAGCCGAGTTCAAGGACTTGTACATCGATGGGGTTGCCTACGTTGATAGCCTCGCGATGCCGACAACTACTGTTACCGATATCCTCGATGAAGATACGATGTCTTCAGACAGTGACACAGCCCTAGCTACCCAACAGTCCATTAAAGCCTACGTAGACGCACAGGTTACGGCCCAAGACCTCGACCTCACTACAGACTCTGGCACCATCGATATTGATCTCGACAGTGAGACCCTCACGGTTGCAGGGGGCACGGGTATTGACTCCTCCGCTACGGGCACCACCGTAACTCTCGCCATCGACTCTACCGTCGCAACCCTCACTGGTACTCAAACCCTCACTAACAAGACCCTCACAACTCCCGTAATTTCAACGATCTCCAACACGGGAACCTTGACGTTACCAACTTCTACGGATACAATAGTTGGTAGAGCGACGACTGATACACTCACCAACAAGACCATCGATGCGGACAACAACACCCTATCGAATGTTGAGGTAGATAATTTCAAGGCGTCTGCGGTTGTGACGCAAGCGGAGGGGATCTCTGCTAACGACAACGACACGACGTTGCCTACATCAGCCGCCGTTAAAGATTACGTAGATACAGCCCTCACGGCAGAAGATCTCGATATTACAACGGATAGCGGCACGATTGCTATCGACTTGGATAGTGAGACACTCACCGTAGCTGGCGGTACGGGTCTCGACTCGAGTGCGACGGGTAACACAGTAACACTCGCCATTGATTCGACGGTTGCAACCCTAACAGGTACCCAGACCCTAACCAACAAGAGTATTGATGCATCACAGCTCACGGGGACCGTTGCAAATGCCCGTCTTGATGCCCAACTACAGGATGTGGCTGGCCTCACGCCGACAGATGGTAACTTCATCGTCGGGGATGGTACTAACTTCGTCGCAGAATCGGGGGCTACAGCCCGTACTTCGCTCGGACTAACCATTGGAACAGATGTACAAGCTTACGATGCAGGTCTTGCCTCAATTGCTGGCCTCACTACCTCTGCCGATCAAGCAGTCTATACTACTGCTAGCGACACGTACGCAGTCACGTCTCTTACGTCATTCGGTCGTAGTCTTATTGATGACGCTGATGCTTCAGCGGCCCGGACGACTCTCGGCTTGGGTACTGCGGCGACTCTTAATGTGGGAACGTCGGCTAATAACGTCGTTCAACTTGATGGCACCGGAAAACTCCCGGCAGTAGATGGTTCCCAGCTTACCAACATTAACTTCACGGAGACCGACCCGTCGGCTCTCGCCTTCGCAATCGCATTAGGATAGAACCATGGCAAACGCATTCCTCTCAGAAACAGACACTGGTATCGGAACATCCCCCGCTACCGTATTCACGTGCCCATCGGCTACAGAAACGACCATCATCGGTCTCACCGTAGCGAACATTGAGTCGAGTCAGGTACTCGTTGATGTACAGTTGGACGCATCGGGGCGTACCTCCGGCGCAGAAGACAGCGTCTACATCGTGAAGGACGCTCCGGTACCTGCTGGTTCTTCCCTCGTTGTCATTGGGGGTAACCAGAAAGTCGTG